CACCCATCCCCGACCCGGCCGCCCGGTTCCGGGGCATGTCGTGGCTGACGCCCATCATCCGGGAGGTCATGGCGGACAAGGCGGCCACCACTCACAAACTCAAGTTCTTCGAGAATGGCGCCTCACTCTCGGCCATCGCCTCATTCGACAAGGAGATCGACTCCGACGAGTTCAACGCCTTCGTCAAGTCCTTCAACGAACAGCACCGGGGCGTCGACAACGCTTACGGCACCCTCTTCCTCGGAGGCGGAGCCGATGTGACACTGCGCGGCGCAGACCTCCGCCAACTCGACTTCAAAGCGACACAGGGCGCCTCCGAGACTCGCATCGCCGCCGACTCCCGCGTGCCGCCAGTCATCCTCGGAATCTCCGAGGGCCTCCAAGGCTCGAGCCTCAACGCCGGCAACGCGGGCGTCGCTCGCCGCTCCATGGCCGACGGACTCATCCGGCCGCTGTGGGCCGCGGCCGCGCCGGCGCTGTCACCGCTCGGCACCGCCCCGCCGCCCCGCTTCGGCCAGGGCGAGACAAGGGTCGACCTTTGGTACGACGACAGACACGTCGCCTTCTTGCGCGAGGACCGAGGCGACGTAGCGGACATCCAGCAGAAGCAGGCGAGCACGATCGCCGCGCTCGTCACCGCCGGCTACTCGAAGGACTCGTGCGTCAGGGCCGTCCAAGCCGAGGATTGGTCACTACTCGAGGACACCGGACTTACAAGCGTCCAGCTCTTCCCGGCGGGCCAGGCACCGCCGACCAACGGCAACGGCACGAGCGCGCCCGCACCCGCAACGACAGGAGCATGATGGACAGCAAGGGGCTCACAGGCTGGAAGGTGACCGACGAGGAGCGCGGCCGCGTGTCCGCCGTGTTCGCCACCTTCAATGTCGTCGACAAGGACGGCGACGTGACACTCCCGGGCGCATTCGAGGACGGCGCACGGACCCCGATCTCGAGCTACGGGCACGGCTCGAGCATGGGCGACAAACTCCCCGTCGGAGTCGGCACGATCCGCCAGACAGCGAAGCAAGCCATACTCGACGGCCAGTTCTTTATGGACACGACGCATGGCGTCGACACCTTCCGCACCGTCAAGGCGCTCCACGAGGCCGGACAGGGCGAGTGGTCCTACGCCTACACGCCTCAGGAGTACTCGTTCGGCGAGTGGGACGGCAAGGACGTGCGCATCCTCGCCAAGCAACAGGTCCACGAGGTCTCGCCCGTGCTCGTCGGCGCCGGCGAGGGGACACGAACCCTCACCGCGAAGGGTGCGTCTGTCACACTTCCGCTCGTGGGCCAGGGCGCTACTTCCACGACGGTTCCCTCAGGGCAGCAGGTTGAGCCGTCGTGGAAGTGCGCTATTCGGCCGCACTCGACGGAGCTCACCGACCGAGCGTGGGATCCGGCCGGAGTGGTGGCCGCCGCCAAGGACGGCGATGTGGCCGGCCTCCGCTCGCTCTTCGCATGGAGCGAGGGCGACCCCGAGCTCAAGTCGTCCTATCGCTACCCGCACCACCACGGCGCCGGCGGGCCCGCCAACATTCGGGCACTCGTCATCGGCATCGCCAACCTGAACGGCGCCAAGGGTGCGCCAGCGTTGGACGAGGCCGACCGCCTCGCTGTCTACGAACATCTCGCCGGCCACCTCCGCGACGCCGAGCTCGAACCCCCCGAGCTCCGCGCGCCTGGCACCGGCACAAAGCAGATCGACAAGGTTGCCGCCCTCTTGGCGGAGTGCAGCGACCTCGTCGGGCAGCTCCGAGAGGTTGGGTCCTCGAGGGCACTGCGCGGGAAGTCTCCGCTGTCGTCGTTGACGCTGAAGGCACTCGGCTGGCACCGAGAGGAGCTGGCAGCGTTGGACGCCGCACTGGCAGAGATGCTCCGCACCCCGAACGATGACCTCGCCAACGAATACGCCCGCTATGTGGCGGCTTCGGTGGCGCTCACACTCTGAGGAGCAACCAACCATGTCCACTGTCACGTTTCCCGAGCTCGACGAGCTCGAAGGCAAGATGGCCGATCGCCTGGCGAAGCTGGGCTCGATCTTCGACGAGGCCGGCGCCGGCCCCGAGGGCACCATCGACCTCTCGAAGGTGAAGTCGATCCCCGGCGACTCCGCCGCCAAGGCTGCGCACATCCGCCAGCTGAACACCGAGCTCGCCGACCTCGGCAAGCAGGCCGACGAGCTCCGCCCCATCAAGGCGGCGGCCGAGCGGGTGCGCATCGCTGGCGTCCCCGACCCCGGAGCCGAGCAGGGCGCGGAGGCCGGCCAGAAGGGCGGCGCCGGCATGGCGCGCGCCGAGGTGAAGGACTTCGGCCAGCTCTTCTGTGAGTCGGCCGCCTACACGAAGCGCACCGGCTCTGTCGGGCCCGAAGTCAAGCTGGACATGGAGCTGAAGACGCTCCTCCAGACCTCGACGGGCTGGGTGCCGGAGACGATCCGGACGGGCCGAGTCGTGGACTTCGCCACGAGGCCGCTACAGGTCATCGACGTGGTGCCGCAGACCACCACGACCCAGGTCGCAGTCGTCTACATGGAAGAGACCACCTTCACCAACGCCGCCGCCGAGACGGCCGAGGGTGCCACCTACCCGGAGGCCACGCTCGCGCTGACCGAGAAGAGCTCGCCTGTCCAGAAGATCGCCGTCTGGCTCCCTGTCACCGACGAACAGCTCGAGGACGTGCCCCAGCTCCGCGCCTACCTCAACAACCGCCTGCCGTTTATGATCCGCCAGCGCCTCGACGGCCAGATCCTGAGCGGTGACGGCTCGGCCCCCAACCTCCGCGGCCTCCTCAACGTGGTCGGCATCCAGACACAGGCGAAGGGCACCGACCCCGGCCCCGACGCCGTCTACAAGGCCATGGTCAAGGTGATGGTGACGGGCCAAGCCTTCCCGGACACGATCGTCTACAACCCGACGAACTGGCAGGACGTGCGCCTGCTCCGCACCGCCGACGGCATCTACATCTGGGGCAACCCGTCCGAGGCGGGGCCCGAGCGGATGTGGGGACTCAACGTCGCCATGGCACAGGGCATGACGCTCGGCACGGCGCTCGTCGGCGACTTCGGAGACTTCGTGGAGCTCGCCGTCAAGCGCGGCATCGACGTGCAGATCTCCAACTCGCACGACGTCTTCTTCATCAACGGCAAGCAGGCGATCCGGGCCGACATGAGGTGCGCACTCGTCTGCTACCGGCCGAAGGCGCTCTGCTCCGTCACGGGCCTCTGAGGTAGCGATGACGATCACAGCGGCGAGGGTGACAGCCTCGACAGTGGCAGTGGCACTGAACACCGCCGACAACCTCACCCCGACGCCGATGTTCATCACGAACACCTCGGCCAACGCCGCCGACCTCGGCCCCGCCACTGTCACGGCGGGGGCGGGGGACAGCCTGGCGGCCAGTGCCAGCCTCTACGTCACGCTCGACCCGGCCGACGTGCTGTACGCCATCCGCTCGGGCGGCGCCGACGCCGTCATCTCAGTCCTTCGGGTCTGAGGAGAAAGGAGACCCCAATGCCAGTCATCGAGGCCACCCGCAAGCTGAAGACTGCGGTGGGCGAGTATGACTTCGCCGTCGACGGCGGAGCGATCGGCGCCATCACGCTCCGCTCCGCCGCGAACGACTCGCTCGGCAACAACATCCCCGCCGGCTCTGTCATCCAGGGCGGCTACATCGAGGTGGACACCCTGCTGACGACCGGCACGGCCGCGACAGGCGCCATCTCTGTCCAGTCCGCCAACGACCTACAGACGGCGACGGTCGTGTCCGGCGCGCCCTTCTCGACAACGGGCATCAAGTCGATCACGCCAGCCTTCACCGGAGCGACCGCCATCAAGACGACTGCGGCACGCTCGCTTACCTTCACAATCGCGACCGGCACGGTCACGGCCGGCAAGTTCCGAGTGGTGGTGTACTACCGATGAGCGAAGCACGCGGATACAGAGTCCTGCTCACCGCCGATGGACGGTACGTCCGTGAGGGCAACCCCGACGGCGTCGAGCTCGCCTACGGGCCAGCCGACGAGGTGCCGAAGCGGGTAGCCGACGAGCTCGACGCAGCGGAGGCGGCGCCGGAGCCGGCCAGGCGTGAGGCGCCGGCCAAGCGCTCCGCCTCGAGGAGCTCGAGCAAGCGGGCGGGCACGCCGGCGAACAAGGGCGGGACGGGCTCGGGCCTGACCATCAAGTCAGAGGACGCCGACAAGGGCACCAAGCCGCCCGCGCCGGAGAAGTAACCTGACGCATGGCAGTCGTCAACGGCTACGCGACTCTCGCGGAGGCGAAGGCATGGATCGGCATCACGGACTCCGCCGACGACAGCCTCCTCGAGAGTCGCCTAACCGCCGTGTCCCGCTGGATCGACTCGCACTGTCACCGCCAGTTCTGGAAGGACGTGGGGGCGGTGCGGGTTCTGGACTCGTGCGACGGCTGGACGGTGCGCATCCCAGACACCGTCTCGCTCACCTCCGTCCAGACCGACGACGACTTTGACGGCTCCTACGAGACGACGTGGGCGGCGGGCGACTGGCAGCTCGGGCCCGCCGACGCCCCCTACGCCACGCCGGAGCCGCGGCCCTATACCGAGCTCTGGGGCACCGGCGCGCGGATGTTCCTCCGCCCGATCGGACTCCCCTACCGGACGGGCCTCATCCGCCTGACTGGCACCTTCGGCTGGCCGGCGGTGCCCGCGGCAGTCCACGACGCCTGTCTCCTCCAGGTCGCCCGCCTCCACCAACGGCGGAAGTCGCCGGAGGGCGTCTCCGGCTGGAACGACTACGGCGCCGTCCGAATCTCGAGCCGCCTCGACCCCGATGTGTGCGAGCTCCTCGACGGCTCCTACCGCAGACTCCTCGTCGCATGACGACACTCGCCGACGCCACGAGTGCGCTCGCCGCGCGCCTCTCCACGATCGAGGGGCTCCGAGTCGTTGACTACGTGCCGGACTCCGCGCAGCTCCCGGCCGCCTTCGTGGTGCCACCCGCCATCGGCTACCAAGCCGCCTTCCGTATGGGCGTCGTCCGGCTCGAGCTCGAGGTCGTGCTCCTCGTCTCGGCCGTCGAGGCGCGCCAGCAACGCGCGCTCATGGAGTACCTCGGCTGGACGGGTCTGCAGTCGGTAGCGGCGACAGTCATGGCGGACAAGACGCTAGGGCTCGCCGATGTGGACTGCACACCCATGGAGTCGCGGCCGCTCGCCGAAGACGAG